TACTTCCCGGGAAACAATCCATTAACTTTTAAACTTTTTCCCACTCAACCATTTAATTTATTTTTCCTCTCTTTCTACAGTTTCAATATAAGTTCCTCTGCAGGTATGTCAAGATGAGTGATATGTATTTCCGCAAACCAATCACATCCTTTAAATAACACCTTATAATAGCCCTTGCCGTCTTCTTCTAATGCCTTTAAACATTTTAATAATTCTGATACTGTCATCGTTTTATTCCTCCGTTTTATTCATCATTCCTCAAAAATTGATAACAATCTTTACAATGCTTGCAAGTAACTTCAACGCAGCCTCATTATCATGCTTATCACACCCATATTCATTTGAACATAATTTTGCACTTTTTTGTCCTATTTCGTAGCAAATACTCATAAATTCAAGGCTCTCAAAATCACTTTTATTCGGGAATTCTCCGTCTTCGCTCATTCGTCTTTTTGTTTCGCTAAGTATTATATCTTGTACAGCTTCGTCTGCGTCTTTTGAACGACTCATATATGCAACACAACAATCTATAAACCTTAGCTTATCTTCATATCGGTATTCTTCTTTAGTTCCATCAGTAAATTTTCTAAAGCTGTCACGAATAATTACACCAAAATTATTTGGTACATTACTTGTATCCATAGTTACACCCATCGGTAATTTTATAATCATTTTTATTCCTCACTTTCCCGAACGCAGCATAAAAAATAGAAGTTGTGACAATGGTCGCTCACGATTTTTACTATGTGCGTTTTTCGCAGTCTTGAGTATCCAATCATCTATATTACCGTCTATTTGCGTAGGATTTTCAATTTCATCTTTAATTTCTCTTAGCACCGGACACGCTATAAGTACACCAACATCATAGTCTACATCTTTGATAATTTTCTTGTATGTTTCTGCCGTAGTGACAATATAGTTTTTGTCACCCTCAAAAGTCAAACCGTTTCCGCTATTGTAATCTTCTTTGCAACTTTTTACCTCATAGAAATAAAAATCGCCATGTTCTATACCGCTTACAGTTTGATTTTTAGGTACAAACTGTATAAAATCAACACGTCGCATTGTATGTGTTATTTTGCCAATGTACCAATCCATAGTGACCTCACTCGCATAGTATTTACCCATGCCCGATAATCTTTTTTCGACAAGTAACTCACTTAAAAATTTAGTTATCTCTTTTCGGTTCATTCCTGTATCTCCATCAACTTCGGATTATCATATTTGTTGCCAATTACTTCTACATCAGTTCCATTGGTTTTATAAATAATATCAATAGAAAATTTATCTGCATGCACAATAAATCCGCCGTCCTCATAGACTATAACTCCGATTTCTTCATTTTCGGTAAGAATATTAACTATATCACCTTCAAATATTTTGTTTCCGTTTCGGTCAGTCAAACCTGTATATTGACCGACTGTATCGGCTATAACCTCAACGGCTTGCATTGTTCGAGGCATATTCCAATCCGCAAACGAATTTACTGTTATTACGCATGATATTTCATCATCTTTCAGTCTGTCATTACCCAAAGCACATACTTGTCGCTTTTCCCATATATGAAAACCACCGTAAATCCATTGATTTGTTTCGGTGCTTTTACCTCTGAATAGTATTTCTCGCATTATGTATCCTCCTAATCTTAATATTTGTAATTAAAAAAATTTTTTTCTGTACTGAATATCCTTTTATTGTTACACCACCGTTGCAAATGTCGTATTTGTTTCGGTGCATTCCTTTTGTCATAAATCATCACATACGGGTCTACACCTATATCACGCAGTGCATATATTCTGAATAAATCTTCTTCAAATGTGGTATTGAAATTAGTCAAAACATATGCTTTTAATTTTCGTATAGGCAAATTTAACTCGCCTGCCACCTCTTTGAATTTTGGAAATAAATCCTCTTTTGGATTGTCCCACGCAAAATGTATACAGTCTATTTTCATACGTTTTATTAATTCAATATTTTTTGAATTGACAAGACGTATATCAAATCCCTGTGTTACATCTATCTTAGCTTTACAGTCAACCAACTGTTGAAGTAAATCTATGTGTTCTTTACACGCAAGTAAATTGGGGTCTAACAGTTTTATGACTTTCTGACCGTTCCAAAAATAATCAAGATTGGCAACTTTGCGGCTACATAATCCCTCTTTTGTCCCTACGATGCAAAAATCACAATTACGAGGACAACCACGAGTTAAAAATCCGTATGCCTCGTTATATTCGGGATATATACTATAATCGGGGTATATGTTCTCTATTTCTGTCGGCAATTTATTATGTAAATCATACCCTGTGCCACCTTTGATTATTTCATCAGCATTTATACAATATTCAAAATCCGGTGTAAATGTAAAAACCTTTGACATATATACTCTGTCATAATGTTCAAACAAATTTACCCATTCCACCTTATCGCCACATTGCTTGTGGTATGCTGATATTTTCATCAGTGGTAAATTCGGAAAATTATGACCGTCTACGTCAATCAATCCAATTTTCATTGTACCTCCTGTTTTCTACTTCCATTTCAAACGTTGTCCGCATTCAACACAATGCTTATCGCCAAACAATATATTCGTATCGTTGCCGCAATTAGGGCAACCTTTGTCGAATACTATATCTTTCGGAATGTTTTTACATTCCAACTCATACAACTTCTCTACTGCCGTTTTCACCGGCTCGAAGTTTCTTACCTCTCTGTCTATGGCTTCTTGTGCCACAGACAGAAACTTTTTCGCATCAAGTGTAACAAAACCATTATTATATTTTTTTGTCAACATATTCTTGTTTACCTCCCTCATTACTCATTTTGCTCCATAATATTCTACATAACACCAACTCTGTGGCGGTTTCGTAATCGGAATTAATCCATCACAATCGCAATCCATATCATACTCATCGGCATTAACTCTAATGTACCGCCAATGCTTACACACATTACCGCAACCGCCCTTACATTCTTTATAAAATTCTTTCAAATCTTTTAGGACATCATATAACTTTAAATTAGATATGTGCCAACCGTACAAAATTCCGAATTTTCCGTAATTAATCAAAGTATCATTGTCAAGGCAACTACCGTTTAACAATTTTTCATATCTCGGATTTGGTAATTCCTCTATAACTTTATCGCATATAAACTCACCGATAACTTTGCCGTTTGCGACATCTGCCATCTTGCCGATAGTGGTTGATTTTGCAGTCCATAAATATTCGCCGTCTGTTTTTGCTTTAGTGCAATATATAAATACTTTAAATGGTGTTTTTAACTTTGGTCGATTTTTCCTTACTTCAATAGTCTTTTCACCATTGCCTATTAATTCACACCATAGAGGATTAATACTAATTAGTACAGCTTTCATATTGCTACTCCCTTTCTTCCATCAAATACATTTCCGCTTCTTCATAAGCGGATTTATACAAGCAGAATAATTCAGAATTACCGCCGCTGTCAGGGTGGCTTTCTTTTGCCAACATATGAAAACGATTTTTTAAATCGTCCATTGATGGAATATTGTCAAATCCCAACGCTACAAAACACTGTGGAATTTGTTTTTTGGGCGGTAAGGTTTTCATACCCTCTATCCAAGTAGACAAATCGTATATACCACGCTCAACCATTCGGGCAATATCTTCTAATGTCTTGACTAATTGTGCAAATAGGTCCGATGAATAATGTATATTCTGTTTATGTTCCGCCGCCTTATGCAGCGAATGTTCAAAGCGGTAATATTGATTTTTGTAATTAAATTCAATAAAACATTCATTTCTACTCCAATCATACTTATATTGCTTTACTCCCAAACGTTCCATAACACGCTTTAACTTGCTTTCGTATTCTTCAAATCCGCCGCTATATTTTTTTCTTGCCATTGACTTTCTCCATTTCTCTTTTTTTATATTGCGATTTCTGATATAAAGTCTTTCATTGTATCAAATTTCTTTGTACACCATTCCGGTGCATTTGCTCTTGCAAGAGCAGTTGCGAACGGAGGCGGTACACTGTTTCCGCACCTTGCAACCTGTTTTGTCTTGGGATATTTATTACCATAACAATCGGTTTCAATTTCATAATCAGTCGGAAATCCCTGTGCATTGTATAATTCTCTCGGTGTCAGCATTCTTAACCCAATATCAACAATCGCATAGTCAACACCTTTAATTGTTACTAAACCAAAACAATCCTTTGTTCTGATAGTGTGCAACGGCTCGTTCACTTTCTGTCCACTCTCACCGCTATAATACTTTATTAAAAATGCTCTTACTTCTCCGAAATGCCCCTCACCACAAGTAATAGTTTTAAGTGGTTCATCTACTTTTTGTCCTATGCAATGATTATTAAATTGCGTTATATGTACTGCCGCAAGTGCATTATGGTCTACTGCCGTTATAGTATGTAATGGTTCATCAACAGAACTTCCACAGCCTTGATAGTTTCCACCAAAATATTTTGACATAAATGCAGTAACAAGTCCGTATCTATTCGCTGTATCAACTGTTTGTAATGGTTTTTCAAGGATTTGTCCACGCACTTCATTTTTTGATTGTTCGCCATGATATTGTATTAATGTAGGTGCTACAATACCAAACCCATGTTTAGCTGTTATTGTCGGCATAGGTTTATCAACTTCTTGCCCTCTGAAATTATCGCCACCGTGATTAACCTGTATTATGAACGGATTAGGATTTTCAATTACAAATTTCTGTATACCCTTTGCAATTCTTCTTAATGTATTTTCTGCAAGAGGTTTTTTTCGTTCAAATATTGACGGACATTCCAAATCCCAATTAATACATTCGGCAGCAGTATGCCAAGGTAACAGCTTTCCGCTTTTAACTTCTTCACTTTCGGGGTTTCCGTGTGTCGGATTAGGAAATATAATCGATTTGCCGTCATTACGAAATATAATAAATAATCGTTTTCGTATTGTCGGTGCTCCGTAATCAGAAGCGGTTAATATTTTCCACTCGCATTTATATCCGAAAGATTTCATAACATTTATAAATCGTTTAAATGTTTTTCCCTGTTTCTTTTTATTCGGCACAAGTTGTTGTTCGGAATACGGCACATATGTCCCCTTTTCAGCTAATGTACCGTCCATTCTATATATTCTGCCGTCCTTATTTCTTCTTGCACATAATGAACCCCACGACATAAATTCAGGTACATTTTCCATTGAAATTATGCGAGGGTGTACAGTTCCTGCCCATTTGGTTACAACCCACGCAAGACCTCGAATTGATTTTTTAACAGGTGTACCACCTTTTGCACGGCTAAAATGTGTACAATCCGGCGAAAAATGTGCCCACCCTACAGGTCTGCCCTTTGTTGCTTTATATGGGTCAACTTCAAATATATTTTCATTATAATGTTCTGTGAACGGGTGATTTTTCTTGTGCATTGCAATAGCATATTTGTCATGGTTTATACCTATATCGACAGGTCTGCCTATAGCAAATTCAAAACCCGTAGACCAACCGCCGCCACCACAAAATCCATCAACAGTTATTTCATCTGATAAATTAATTTGTGCGTTCATCACCATCACTCCTTGCCCTATCTCTTACCAGTGGTTTGTACTTTTTATTGTCTATCGGCGTGTTATACAATCCACACGCCGTATATCTATTACTCCAATTTGTATTGATGTCATGCGTTATGCCATATGCCCTGCATTTGCAGTGACGTTTTCCGTCAACTGCTATTGCTGTGAAATTGCAGCAATTACGGCATAACACTCCTTCCATTTCGCCGTATTCTTTATACATTTCACCGATTTTAACTCTCTTTTTTGACATTTGTTATCACTCCCTCGCTTACTTCAACCGTACCGGCAACACTAAATATGTTGTATTGCCTGTATCGTGTACATACACTGCCGATACTGCATTTGACATCTCAAGTGTAATAGTTTCACTGTCACACACTGAAATCATATCAATCAGATATTCGCAGTTAAAACCTATCCTTAATTCGCCATAACATTCCGCCGCACAATCGTCTTTGACCGTGCCTTTTTGTGTTTCCGCCTCAAGCTGTATTTTTTCATTACCAATAGACAAAACGACAGGTGTTTTTTGAAATTTCTTTCCATCAAGCAGCATATCGGTGTTTACTATTAACAAACCACGTTCCAAAGTTTCTTTAAATTTATGCTTGTCCACTGTTGCCTTGACTGTCGGTGTATTGTTCATTAGGCTTTTGTATTTTAGATACTGTCCGCTCAATATGCGAGCAGTTATAATATAATTCTCATATTCAAATACAACGTTACGGCCATCAGAACGGATTTTTATTTTTGTATCAATGTCAGGTGTTACCTTTGCGATTTCTTTCAACGCTTCTAAGCAAATCACCATTGAATTATTTTCACAATCCGCATTGACGGAAGTTTGTGTATATGCCACTCTCAAACCGTCACTTGCAACATTATGCAATGTGCCGTTCTCGATTTCAAACAATACTCCCACTAAAATCGGCTTTTTTGCCGCACTTACCGCCGCAAAAGGAATTGTTTTTTTTAAAATGTTTTTTAACTGACTGCACGACAGACTAAAAGATGAAGTATCTTTTACATTTTCAATCTTCGGATATGCTTCTGCCGATTGTCCTTGAATTTTAATCTTTGATTTACCACTTTTCAAATTGACAACAAATTTATCATCGCAATCAAGATTTATATACTCGCCGTTAAACTTTTTGGCAATATTATCAAATAGCTTTGCATCTACAACAAAACTTCCCGCACTGCTTACTTCCGCATTCATAATATACTTAACGCAAATATTGGCACTATAACTTGTTATCGCAACAGTATTATCACTGTTTGCCTGTATCATAATGCCGCCCAAGGCTACAACCGTATCTTTGGTTACACCTCGATTAACAATATTAATTGCCCTCATTATTTCTTCTCTCATAAATTTAACTTGCATTTTGGCTTTCCTCACTTTCCATTAAATCGAACAGTGTGAGTTGGTCTGTTACTTCGTCCGTAGATTTCAAATAACCCACACCGTCACGGAAATAGTCAGCATTTAATTCTGTTCCTATTCCGTATCTACCCATTTTTACCGCAATATACGGTACAGTAAATAATCCTGCAAACGGGTCAAACACCGTATCGCCGGCATTTGAATATCGGTTTATAATTCGTTTAACAATATCAATCTGCAACGGGCAAACGTGCATTGTTGCTTTCCGTCTGCTCTGTTGCGTATTTAACGTGTTCATTCTGTTTATGTCGTCCCACACCTCATCGCACCACGAAGCAGGCGGAATTAACATAAACGTTGACGGCAACTTTCCGTTTTTGTCTAACTCATTTGCCAACTCAACGTGTTTTTTGTAGTCGTAAACATTATTACGGCTATATTTCTTATACAATTTTTGCAATGCACTTTGTGACATTCTCGATAGTTCTTCCTTGCTTACAAGTCTGTTACCGTCACTGCGATAGAATGCGTGTGCATCTATCTGCCATTGTCCTTTTGTGTATTCATCTTTCGACTTTACCACCGGAACGTCCGCATACGCTTTTGAGGTATCTGTCGGTAGCTTTCGGAATAACAAAATATATTCAGGGCAACCGACACCCATCTTACTGCCGTCTTTACAGTTTTCAGTCCACCCTAATCGGTAGGTTTGATTATTTTCACGCACAACATCGGTTATGACCGTTATCATACCGAAATATTGAAAACCGTGTTTTATGTAATGCTCTATTGTATAGACGTGAAACGGTTCTATTGTCGGCATTCCCGTACCTGTCGCATTACCGAACAAAACTCTGTCTTTTACATGAATTGCCGCCACTCTGCCCGGTTTTAAAATTCTGTAAAGTTCCGGAGTTAAAAAGTCCATTTGTTCAAAGAATTTCGCCGTTGTTGCATTATGTCCGAAGTCGTTATAGTTTGCAGAGTATTCATAATGATTGCTAAATGGAATACTCGTGTGTATCAAATCAACACTGTTATCCTGCATATTCTTTGTTTCTTCCACGCAATCGTTAAGTATTGCCGTATAGTTATCCCCGTTTACCTGCACTCTTTCCACACCTAATTTCCTTTCTAATTGCGAAGTATTCGCATTTGATAAACCGTATCTTTTTATAATATCGGTCATTTTCTTTGTCAAATAATTATGTTGTTGCCACTTTTTCAGCAACACATCTAAAATACCCTCCTCATTTTCGGTGAGAATAATATCAATAACAACCTGCTCGGTTTGAAGAAAACGATATATTCTATGTACCGCCTGTATAAAATCATTAAATTCGTAGTCAATTCCCAAAAATATCGCCCTGTGACAATATTTTTGAAAATTGCAGCCACTGCCACTCAATTCTTTTTTCGTTGCAAACAGTCTTGTTTTCCCGTTTGAAAAATCTATAACACGCTTTTCACGCAAATCATAATCTTGCGAGCCGTATATATCTACGACATTCGGAATTGCTTTTTTAATTGCGTGTCTTTCCGCCTCCAAATCGTGCCATATTATAAAATTGTTGTCGGGTTCACTGTCTATAATGCTTTTGGCAACCGCTACTCTACGGTCAATGCTGTTCCGCTTTTCCGCCGCACATTCAGATAATGACAGTGCCAAATCTCTTGTTAATTCAAACTGACCGTCACGGTCAACAGTAACTCCGCTATCTGACAGTTTGTGATAATTGATTTTTAACGGTGGCAAATCGTACCCCGTATCGTCATAGCCTAAATCGGACGGTTTTGTTATAAACAACGCCCACGATGACAACCAAACCCAAAATTCATCTTCCCTTTCGGGATATAGCGTTAAATGATTTGCTTTGGTACTGTCACGCTTAAAAAATCTTGTCAATGCTTGACCTGTGTCCATCACTTCCAAGAAACCGCCGTAATGTATCA